TTAAGTTTTTGTAATCTTTGTTTTAATATTTTATCTATATAAGCACTTTCCATTTCTGGAATTTTTTCCATGTACTTCCCTCTTGTAAATAAAGCCACTACATAATCCATAAAATTATCTATACCATAATCAGCCTGATCTAAATAATCTTCATAGGTTTTTTTCGTAAATTCCTTACTAAGCAACTGTATATTAATAAATGTGAATAATGTATTGCAAAGCAGTATTGCTGGTTTATAAACTTTGTAATATTCAAAAAGTTGATTAGACTTATCATTAAATATTGATAAATCTTTAATAGCATCATCAATAACATTATCTAAAATCACACCTCTAGCAATAAAGTCTGCGTGTTTACAATCGTCCATATTAAGCTCCCAATATTTTATCTATTTCAATATAGATATACGTATACATAAAAATAGTTATTACTAGATAAGCAATCGTTTTTACATGATCGTTTTTTTTATAAGGTTGTATTCTTATTTCTTGCCCACATTTATTATATTGTTTGCTCATTTTTTACCCTTTATTAATTTTAATTTATAAATATAATTCTTTTAAGTTTAAAAGTAAACCTTTATTTATAATAAAAATATAAAGAATTAGCTTTTAATTATATTAAAATTAATATATAATTTAATTTACTAATTTTTAAAAATAAGGAGTTATATGATGAAGTTAAGTGAATTCATGAAAGAGGAACGATGGACTGTTGCCTTAATTGCTAAAGAATTAAATGTTCCAGAGCCAACTGTTGTTAAATGGAAGTATAACGAAGCAATTCCAAGAAAGCAGCATGTATTGCAAATATACAAGTTCACAAAAGGAAAAGTTACACCCAATGATTTTTATTTTTCCACCATTAAATGAGCTTTCAGGCTATGGCATGGGCTGTTAAACAAGATACTAAGAGTCCAGTATCTAAATTAATATTATTAATGATCGCTAATTATGCAGATGCGAATGGCGAGGCATATCCTAGTCAAGAACATCTAGCAAAATTATGTCAATGCACTAGAGTATCAGTTAATAAGCATGTAAAAGATTTAGAAAGAAATAATTTTTTTACAATTAGAAAAACTAAAAATGGTATGTTTGGCTATAACACATATAAGTTGAATATTGGCTTAGTAAAGAATATTTACTTACCAAGTAAAGAATCTTTACTCAATACTCAAGATAAACTAAAACCGTTGTTTTTTGATAAGTTCTGGGAAAGCTGTCCGAGAAAAATAGCTAAAAAGAAAACTGAAGAAATATATACTAAATTATTGAAAAGTAAGGAAGTTACGGAAGAATATCTAATAAAAACAATGGGAGATTATAATAAAAGTGTAAAAGATACTGAAATGCAATTTATAGTTCACCCAGTAACATGGTTGAATCAAGGTAGATTTGACGACAAGATAGAAGTTAAGGAAAAGAATAAGAATTGGTTAGCTGGATAAATAAAAGCAATAAAGAATAATAATAATAATTGGAGAAAACAATGAGCGATTATCTGGAAGGCATTTACACTTGTAGAGATATTTATAAAGATGTAAAAGATTTATATGATGGTAAAACACAACAGCAATATGATACAGGGTTTGAAAACTTAAACCCATTGCTAAAAATTATTAAACCATCATTTATGTTAATAACAGGAACACCCAATTCAGGAAAATCTTCTTTTACACTTGACCTAGCTCAACAATTGGCACGTCTCCACGATTTTAAGTTTGTAATCTATTCACCAGAAAGTTCACTAAGCCGAAACGTAGCCAGATTAGTAGAAAAATACTGCGAGAAGCCTTTTGATAAAATGTTTGATAATCGTATATCAGAAGAAGAGCTAGTACATGCTTTAGCATTTATTAACGATCATTTTTATTTCATAGATAAAAAAGATGATAGTCCAGACATAACGTGGTTATTAGAAAAAGCTGAGATATGTAGACAAGAATTTGGTATTGATTGCTTAATAACAGACCCATATAACGAGATTAATCCATCAAGAGCAAACATAAATGAAACTGAACATATCTCTATTCTTATATCTGATATAAAAAGATGGAACAGGGAACACAACATGATAACTATGATGGTAGCTCACCCAACCAAGCAAACCAGAAATGCAGAAGGAAAATTTGTAGTTAATAGTTTGTATGATGTGAGTGGAAGCTCACATTGGAATAATAAAGCCGACGTAGGTATAATTGTTACCAGAGATTATGAAGATGAATCAACAATTATAAGGGTAGCTAAAATTAGAGAGGTAGACGTGCAAGGTACAATTGGACAATGTAAGATGAGATGGAGTAATGCTAAAAGAATATTTATACCAGACATGAGCTATGAGAGTTAAATTATGAATGGATTGCCCACATTGTGGAAAAGAAACTAATCAAAATAAAAAGGAGCATTAAATGAAAGTTGTTAATTATGAAATAAATAAGCTAGTAAAGGCAGAATACAATCCTAGAGAATTATCTACAAAACAACATGAGGATTTGCTTGATAGCATTACTAAATTTGGATTAGTTGACCCAATTCTTGTAAACATAAATCCAGAAAGACTGAATACAGTTGTCGGTGGTCATCAAAGGCTGGAAATCTGTAAAGAGTTAGAATTTAAAACTGTTCCCTGTGTTGAATTAAATCTTTCAGAGAAAGAAGAAAAAGAATTAAATATCAGGTTAAATAAAAATCATGGTCAATGGGATTTTGATAGTCTAGCAAATTATTTTGAAGCAGATGACTTGTTTGACTGGGGATTTAATCTAAAAGAAATAAAATTTAGCTCCCCAGAAATAAATAAAATGTCTGAAGAATTTGATGTGGATTTTGACGGAACAGGATATGACTACATGCCATCACAAGTTAGAATGGTTCAGCTATTTTTAGATAGTGAATCAGAACCTAAATTTAAAGAAATGGCAGAGTTATTATCAACTATATACGAATCAAAAAACTTAACAGAAACCGTGCTACAGGCTATAGAAAATGAATATAATAAATGTAAAAACTAAATTAGATAAGGGTGGTATTAAAGCTATAACAGGTAAATTTATTGATGAATCATATATAAAGTACCCTCTTATCAGCGAAAATACGACTGTTTACAATGAGCATGGTGAGTTATTGTTAGTGTTTTTAAAGAATATTGTGCCTTTTAAACTTGCAAAACAAGCATACCCTTTTTTAAGAAAAGCTAGTATACCGAGTGGTAACAGAGGAATGGCTGCTGGTGATTTATCTGATTATAAGGTAGGTGGTAAAATAGATGGTTTGACTGTAGGAAAAATAGATAACAATAGATTTTATCCGTTAAAAAAAGATGGCACATTATCAAATAGTCCAAAATCAAAGCAAGTTGCCTCTGGTATAATTGGTTACATGGATAGATATGCAAGAATGCCTTACTGTAGAGCAACAGCATTAACGTATGAATTTTTTGATGAATATAAAAAAACTTTGCCATACATAAGATATATATCAGCAATGTTTGAAAAATATGTTCCTGAAAAATACGAAATACAGAAAGAATATTGGGAAAAAATAAACAAAGATTTTCGAATAGATAAAACAGCTTTTACTACTGTAACAGTCAATAAAAATTTTAGAACATCTTGTCATTTTGATAAAGGAGATTACAAAAATGGATTTGGGAACTTATCTGTCTTAGAAAGTGGTAGCTATTCTGGTGCTTATACGGTTATTCCAAAATATGGAATCGCTGTTGATGTGAGGAATTGTGATATATGTTTCTTTAATGTACATGAATTACATGGGAATACTGAATTAATAACAAAAGGGTTAGCAGAAAGAGTATCAGTTGTATGCTACACAAGATCGAAAATGATTAAATGCGGTTCAGCCGAAGAAGAACTAATGTTAGCATTGGAGAAAAAATAATGTGCGGTGTTATTGCTATGCAAAGTCAAGATTTTGTTGATTTAAATTTATTTAAAAAAATTTTAATTGAATCAATGGTGAGAGGAAAACACTCGACAGGTGTATCTTGGCTCGAAAATGACGAAATTAAAACAATAACAAGGCCTTTATCAGCAGATAAATTTGACATGCCAAATATCAAAACTAAATCAATAATTGGACATTGTAGATATAGCACGTCAAGTGTAAAATTTAACCAACCTATTGCAGATGATAGTATTTCTGTCGCTCACAATGGAGTTATAACTCAGATTAACCCAAAAAAATGGGGGGAAATATATGATTGTGATTTTACTACTGAGTGCGATAGCGAAATTATTTTGAGAATGTTGAAAAAAGGAATACACCCTTTACAATTAGACGGCTCAATGTCTGTAGTGGTTCTGAATAAATTAAACGTAAGTTTTTTTAGAAACGAAGAAAGACCTTTGTATTATTCTGAAGACAATGAAAATGTTTGTGTTGCCAGTTCTAAAAATATTTTAGAAAGATGTAACCTCAAAAATATTAAAAAAGCTCAATCTTGTATGGAATATACAATTCATTCAAATAAAATAACATCAAAATTAATTAGAAAATCAAAAATTGACCTGCAATATTAATATTATGGATTTAAGAAAAAAAGAAAATAGAGAGTTTGCGTTTAAAGAATGGTGTTCTTGGTCAATAAAACATAAAGACTGTGATTCAGCATTGTGGATGTTAAATTATCTTTTTAAAAGGTTTGAACATAACATAGAGCAGAGATATTGGGTAAGTTGGATATACGGCACTACATATTATTTGCCGACTGCTTGGATAATATGGAATGAATTTCCAGACTTTCACCTTGTTGACCAAGATAGATTAGAGCAATGGAACGCAGATAATTATAAAAGACTAAGATACCAAACAGACACAAAATATAATAAAGGATACCTCCCAAAGCAGTTTGAAAGCTACAAAAAATGGATTCATTATAAAAATGAAGATAAAACACAACAAACAAGGTTTAAAACATTATTAGAGAAAAATTCTTTTAATTTTGTATGGAATAGCACATCTAAGAACTTATATAAGTTTGGAAGATATTCAACATGGTATTATTTACAAACATTAAATGAATGCGTGAATTTAGATATACAACCAAACAATCTAAAGCTATCAGATTATTCAGGAAGCAAATCACATAGAAACGGTTTATGTCTGGCTCTAGGGTTAGATGAATGGGTTGATCAAAAACTAGATAAAGATTGTATAATGTACTTAGAGCAAGAGGCAAAAAGAATAAAGGCAGAGCTACCTTGTAATATGAATTTATATCAAATGGAGACGTTGTTATGCAGTTTTAAGAAAATATTCAGAAAGTCTAGGGGAAGATATTTAGGTTATTATTTAGACAGACAAGCAGAGGAGATAATAAAAGTAGAGCAAGACGAATGGAAAGGTATAGACTGGAATGTATTTTGGCAAGGAAGAGAAGAAATTTTAGAAAGAAAACTGTATCAAAATAGAAACATTAGAAAAGAACTTTTTAAGGTTTTTTTAGATACTGGAACTATGGAGTACAATACACTATGAAATGTGTAGCGATAGGCGGAATACCAGCAGTCGGCAAATCAACCATTGTTGAACAATTCTTTCGAAATTATAGCTACTGGAATGAATTTAAGTACAAAAAACTAAGAGGGCATTACAACAAGGAACTGAATCTTTTTATCTTAGGTGTTTACGGTGAGTCTAAGTTTGGTGGCACAGATAAGTTATCAATGGCTGTACAACCAGATTTTGAATCTTATGTAGTAGCGAACCACGACAAAGCCAACATACTTTTTGAAGGGGATAGACTGTTCTCGCTTAATAATATTTATCTCTTAAATGATTACTATGAATTAAAGGTAGCAATTATATCTTCAAATCTTACAGAACAGAGACATGTTACAAGAAGAGACAATCAATCTAGTAAATTTATTAAAGGAAGGGTTACTAAGTTGAGTAATATCACAAAAGCATACAAAGAATATATTACTTACGAAAATAATGAGCCAGAGGATATAGATAGAATCTTTAAGCACATATGTTCAAGTCTGACTTGATATTTTTTTATTTTTACTTTATAAAAGGTGTATATGCCAAAAATAGTAAACAAAACAGATGAGAACGCAAGAATGGTAACGCAGTTATCAGGGCTTGGAATACCTCACGACCAAATATGTGGCATATTAAATATATCTAAACCATCACTTTACAAGTATTATCAAGAGGAATTGATTAAAGGTAAGGCAACAGCTAATGCTAAAATATCTGAGAATCTTTTTAAAATAGCTACAGGCACAGGAAGGGAAGCTGTAACAGCATGTATATTCTGGTTAAAAACTCAAGCAAGATGGACAGAGCGACAAGTACTGGAGATTCAAGATGGCACAGAGCAAGACGACAAGTTCTCTGAACTTATCCAAGACATTCAACGAGCTAAACTCGCAGAAAAAGACAGCGACACTACTCTTAACTGATTGGTACGATAAAGCACGTAAAAATCAAATAGTAATAGATGAAGATGATTATAACATTCAATTATTCTTAGCTGGACGTGGCTGGGGAAAGACTTTAACAGGTGCATATGACCTTATTCAATATTGCTTAATTAATCCCAATAGTATTTGTGGTGTGATAGCTCCAACGTATGGAGATTTAAAGCGAGTATGTTTTGCTGGTGAATCAGGGTTATTAGGCATTCTTGATAAAGAATTATTTGATGAATCTGGATATAACAAATCAGATAATGAAATAACATTTTACAACGGCAGTAAAATAACAGGATTCCCAGCAATAGAACCAGACCGTTTGAGGGGAGTGCAGTTTCATAGAATATGGTGTGATGAGTTAGCTTCATGGAGATACAGAGAAACATTTGATAACTTAATGATGGCATTAAGGCTAGGTCAATCTCCTAAATGTATTATCACTACTACACCTAGACCAACAGAACTAATCAAAGAGTTGGCTGTAAGGGCTGATACTAAGATAATAAGAGGTAGTACGTTTGATAATGTAGCCAACTTAGCTCCATCAGCTATAAAGATGTTAAAGGAGCGATATGAAGGTACTCGACTGGGTAGACAAGAACTCTATGCTGAAATATTGGAAGATATTGAAGGTGCATTGTTTCATGCTAAGAACATTGAGCAAAACAGAGTGGAACTAACACCTGTATTAACAAGAATTGTAGTAGCGATTGACCCTGCTGTAACTTCTAATTCATCATCTGATGAAACAGGAATTATTGTTGCCGGAAGGTCTGAAGATAATCAATACTATATTTTAGAAGATTTTAGTGGTATTTTTAGCCCTGATATGTGGATTAAAAAGGCTATTGAGTGCTATTATAAATTTGATGCAGATCGAATCGTATGTGAAGTTAACAATGGTGGTGATTTGATAGAGAAGTTATTAAGAGTTCAAGATGTTAATGTGCCGTATACAAGTGTCAGAGCGACAAGAGGAAAAATGTTACGAGCTGAACCTATAAGTTCATTGTACGAACAAAATAAAGTTCATCATGTTGGGTATTTTAAGGAGCTAGAAGATCAAATGGCATCATATACACCGTTCAGCACTAAATCTCCAGATAGACTTGACGCATTAGTTTGGGCAGTAACAAGTTTGCAGTCATCAGGCAAAGCAATTTTTAGAATCAGTTAATTTGAGGATTATATAATGGGATTATTTGATGGGTTTATAGGTAAGCAGAAAAGTTTTCAAAGAAAAGAAGCACCAAGAGTTATTATTAATAAATTAAATAGCTATGCTGGTAAGCACAGAAAGTATCAGGATTTTTCTAAAGATGGTTATGAGCAGAATTCTATCGCCTACAGGTCTATCAATTTAATTTCTAACAACGCATCAGCCGTTAAAATAAATGTATATTCTGGTGAAGATAAGCTAGAAAACCATGAATTAATATCATTGCTTAACAGACCAAACCCATTGCAGTCTCAAGTAGAGTTTTTCCATAGCATGATAAGTTATCTATTAATATCTGGTAATTCATACATGTTAAGAGATAAAGAATTTGGCATACCAAAAGAATTATATTTGTTACGTCCAGATAGAGTAGAAATCAAGGCAAGTAGCTCATTAATACCAGATTATTATTGCTATAAAATAGATAATAAGATTATCAGTGAATATCCTGTGGATAAGTTAACAGGAGCATCACAAATTAAGCATGTAAAACTATGGAATCCGTTAGATGATTTTTATGGCTTGAGTCCAATGTCAGCAGCATCTTATAACATTGATCAGCATAACATGGCTGGATTACACAACGTATCTTTATTGAAGAACGGTTGTACGCCCTCAGCTATGCTTAAATTTCAGCCCAAAGACGAGACTGGAATGACTGCAACTTTAACTGATGACCAGAGAGCAGCAGTATTAAATGATTTAGAAAGCCGTTTTTCTTCAGTTAATAATTCAGGCAGACCCATGTTATTAGAAGGAGATTTCGATTACGTCCAGATGGGCTTGAATCCAAAAGACATGGATTTCTTGGAACTTATGAACATGAGTGCCAGAGAGATTGCATTATGCTTTGGTGTACCAGCTCAGTTGGTTGGATTATCTGATACCACTTATGCGAACGTAGCAGAAGCAAGATTATCACTGTATGAGGAAACTATTATCCCATTACTTGATAGAGTGGAAAGTGATTTGAATGAATGGTTAGCACCTCTCTATGACGGTGATATCACAATTAAATATGATTTAGATGCTATCCCTGCTATGGCAGAAAAAAGGCGTAAAGTTTATGAGAACGTGAGTCAGGGTGTTACAAATGGAATAATTACGAGAAATGAAGCAAGAGAGAGATTAGGTCTTGAGCCAATAGACGGAGCTGACTCATTGTTAGTGCAATCAAATCTTTTTCCATTGGGTGAGATGCAAGATACTGAAGTAGATGATACACCTGTAGATTCAGAAGGCAACGCCAAGTATGACGAAGAAATGGAAATGGCCTACGGTGAAAAAGCAATGCTGGAAGAAGATGTATTTGACAACGAACAAGAAGCTGAAGCCAGATCGGAAGAAATAGGTTGTGTAGGAAGCCATACAATGGACAGAGAAGGACAGGAAGTATTTATGCCTTGCAATACCCATGAGGAATATGACGCTCTTTTAGAGGGCAGTAAAGTGCAAAGAAATAAAATTATAAAAGAAAGAGGGAAAGATGTTTAAATTTGGAAAATCATCATTAGCAAAATTAGATGACGTTGACCCAGACTTAAGGCTGGTAATGATAGAAGCCATAAAGTTAACAGTAATTGATTTTGGTATTACTGAGGGCATGAGAAGTTTAGAAAGAGCCGAGCAATTAAAAACTGATGGATTCAGTAAGGTGGGAAGTAAATCAAAACATTGTCAAGGTAAAGCTGTAGACATTGTTGCTTATGATGGTTCAAAGGTAACGTGGGATTTGGATTTTTACGAAGAAATTGCTCAAGCTGTTGGTGAAGTAAGCGAACTATTAGACATTCCTATAAGGTGGGGTGGTAGTTGGGTAACAAGCGATTTTAAACTTAACCGAGATATGAGCTTTATAGACGCAGTTCATTTTGAATTAGGATAATAGACAGCAAATAAGGTATTTGTTATGGCAAGTAAAATAAGAATCTCAAGAAGAAAAAACTATAGAGAACAATTAAGACTCTATCTAAACCTTACCAAAAGACTTAACGCAAAACTCAAAAAACTATTTAGACAAGCATCTCGTAAAGCATCAAGTAAATATGCTCAAGGAATGTTTGTAGATGATATTTTTATGACTGAATATGCTGATGACTTATATAAGATATTAGCTAACCAATATAGAACAGTAATCACTCAATCAGCTAATAGAATCATAGAACAAAGATTTAAGAAAGCAGATGATGAAGTTAATACAATCATAGAAGCATATATTATTACCCATACTGCCACAGAAGTAACTCGCATATCTGAAACAACCAAAAAATTATTAAGTGCAACTATTTTGAAAGGTATAAGAGATGGAGATAGCATAGAAGATATTTCAAGGTCTATAAGAAAATCAAATGCTTTTTCAGAAAACAGAGCGACATTAATTGCTAGAACGGAAACTCATACAGCTATGAACGCTGGTAATATGGAAATAACAAAAACATTAGCATTAAGTGAGCCAGTTAAAGAATGGAATAGTGCTATGGACGAACGTGCTAGATATTATCATAAGTCTATGGACGGCAAGGTAGTTCCTATTGATGATGCCTTTATAGTTACCACACCTACAAAATATGGTCCAATAGATTACCGTATGCAATATACAGGCGATTCTAATGGTGGTGCAGCAAACGTATGCAATTGTCGTTGTTTTACTTCCTATTACGACAAAGATGATGAAGTAATTGCATAAATTTTAAATTACTTTTTATTCCCTTTTCAAATTAATAACTTACACCTTATTATTTTTATAATATAATCATTAATATACTTTACTTATAATAATATATATATTATATTATATATTAAGTTAATAACAAAGAGAAATCAAATGAGTTACGCAAATTTTTCATATAAAGACGCAAGATTGAGTTCTGACTTTGGAGAAGATTATGCTAGAAGAAAATTTGGAGATGAACTAGTTAATTCATTGCCAAAATTTGTTAAAGGAAAAAATAAGGGCAAAATTAAAGGAATGATAAAGTGGATAAAGTGCGAAAAAGGTGGTTGGGTGAGACAGCGTCAAGGTGGTTTTGTAGAAAATCGTACAGGTTCAGTTGTTCATTTAGCTTTATTTACAGGAGATAGTTGGAAGGGTTATGAGGTTGTTGCACACGATAATTGTGGTAGTGAAAGATATACAGAAATAATGGAATGCTAATTAATTTTAACAGAGGGCGAAAGCCCTCACTTACTTGGAGAATACAATGAGCAAATTAGAAACAGTAGATATCCTTGCAGGTATTATAACTGCACAAAAAGCAAAACTTAAAAAAGTAGATGAAGATAATTTTGATGAATTTTATTCAGGATTAGAAATTTTACCAAATACTTGGAAAGCTAATTATATGACAGAGATTTTATCTGGAATTAATTTTTTAGAGAACGAAGTCAATAATATAAAGGAGAAATAAAATGATAACAATAATAGAAAAAAACGATAAGCAATTAAACTTAAAAGAAATGCAAAAGATAGTTGGTGGATTGATTCAAGTTCACCCAGAAAAAGTAAAGATTAATAATAAGCATTTTGAAGTGATTGTGAATGAAGAAGGCTGGGTAAATGAGTTACCATTCAATCAAATGCTTTCAGAAATGTTTGATATTGAGGTAGCTGGAACAGCAATTTTATTAGAAGGTGGTTTAAAATAACTTAACAGAATATATATTAATTATATAGGAGTCCTAAAAAATGAAAACAGATAATACATATAACGGTTGGTACAATTATGCCACATGGAGAATAAACTTAGAAGTTTTTGACGGTATGGAAATAGACGAACCTTATACATGGGAAATGTGTAAGGATTATGCTGAAGAAATATTAGAAATGCAATGCGAAAATAATAATTCATTAGTTTTGAGTTATGCTTTGGCATTTATTAATGATGTTAGCTGGAAGGAAGTAGCTGACCATCTTAATGAACAATTAGAAGAAATTAAGAAAGATGATGAGGCTTTAGCAAAAACTGAAGATTATAATTACTATGATTCTGTTGCTATAGAAAGGCTTGAGGGTTGGGGAGAAGATGACAATGAGCGGAATTAATAAAAGTCAATTAGTACTAGACCATTTGAATAGATATGGGCAGATTGATTCATGGACTGCCATAGAAAAGTTTAGAGCAACAAGATTAAGTTCTATTATCTTTGTGTTAAAGTCAAAAGGATATGATATTGAAAGTAAATGGAAAAAAACATCTGAAGGCAATAGATTTGTTAAATATATTTTAATTAGGAGTAAAAAATGAGCAAAAAAGAAGATTGGGAAATAAAATACGATAAGAAACAAAAAGAAAGAATACAAGGTATGAAGAATATGACAGATGAGCAAAATAATGCTATTAATGAGTTATATGATGCAGTTAATGATATTGTTTGCGAGATACAAGAATGTTTTGATGTAAGAATGTCAGATGTTGGTAAACTTGAAGATGCTAAATGGAAAATATACCACGCATTTAATTATCAAGATCGGAAGTAGATAAAAGTTTTCATAGGGCTTGACACTTGAGGGTTTAATAGCCCTCTTTTTTTTGCTTGTAATAAAGGCTGTTCTGTTGCTATTATAGAAATAACTTTTACTTGACAGGGAATTTCGCACATGTCTGAAGAAATATTAGAAGTAGTAAATCAAACACTTGACCTTGAATGTGATTATAAAGGAATAGACGCAGAAGAAGATGGTAGCTTTGAAGGGTATGGCTCAGTCTTTAATAATAAAGATTTGGGTAATGACGTTATCAAATACGGTGCATTTTCCGAATCTATAAAATCTAAGAAACCAAAGCAAATTAAATTACTTTATCAGCATAAGACTGATGAGCCTATTGGTGTTATAGATTCTCTTGAAGAAGATTCTAGAGGACTTAAAATCAAAGGAAGACTTGCTATGAAGACCCAGAAAGGCAAGGAAGTATATGAACTGATGAAAATGGGTGCATTAGACAGCATGTCAATTGGCTATAGACTAAGCCCAGATGATTATAAGTACAGCGACAAGCTGAAGAAACGGACAATATCAAATTTAGATTTGATGGAAATCAGTATGGTTACATTTCCAATGAATCCGAAAGCAAAGGTTACGAAAGTAAAACTTGCTGAAATGGACGTAAGAGAATTAGAAAAATATCTATGTGATATAGGTATGACTAATTCTGTTGCAGAACAAAGTGCTGG